CTCCAAGTGCGTCAGAGACGAGTAACCGGTGACGGTTACCTCACATCCATCTGGGTGTGACACTCGGGGTTATCTTCTGCTTAGTCCTTTTCAGGAGCAGTCTCGCTAACTGTTAGAGGCGTAGTCATTCTACGCTCTACTAGGTGCTTTGCCAAGTAATTGGCGGGCGGGTCACGAACAGCAGTTTTCTGCATTCGTGATAGGATGAAGGTTGATCACCTTCCTACCTATGAGGGCGGTTGCACCGCTCCTCACCCTCAATGTAAAACAGGAGGTCCTATGGCCGATGATAGATATATTGGCCGGACGGATAGCCTGGTCGCCTTACAAGACGACTTCGTTGAGGAGTTCGAGAAACGGATGAAGGAGCTGACACTGCTGTTGGCTACCTACGCGTCCGTTACCCGGAGGATCCTCGTTACTTTCGAGAAGGGAAACCCTTCTCGTAATGGGAGTCAAAAATGACTACCGGTAACGTGGATTATAGTGACGTTCCTGGGATGAACATAAACACTCAGAGCTTTGTTGGTCTGATTGGTTACAAGTCCTGGAACGGCGGAGATCGCGCCCCTCGGGAGCGCGTACCAAAAGCACCACCCTACACAATCTATCGTGATGGGAAATGGTTCACTTTTCGTCAGCGGTTTCGAGACAGCCCACCTCCTTATAGGCAGTCGTTGGACAACCACGATTACTTTAAAACGGAGAAGCGCTCGACATCGGAAGCCGTCAGCGTCACGTTCGGGTGGAATGCCCAAAACGTGGCGGGGAATACGGCAGCGTCACAGCAAGGCACCGGCTTTAATGGCGGTGCTATAACTCAAACGCTGATGGATTCCAACGACGACATAAAAGTCGTCAACAAGCTTCGTGAGAAGCTTCGGGGCTCGGACTTTGACGCGTCTGTGTTCCTGGGTGAGGGCAAACAAACCCTTGCCATGCTGGCCAACAGTGCGATCCGGATTCGGAAATCCATGATCCATCTGAGGAGGGGTGATCTTGCGGGGTCTGCCCGCTCACTCCTGGAGGGAACCACTCGGAACCCTCTCCGGCCGTATTCGACCATGAAGCAGTTCAATGGTTCGAATGCTCAAACCGTAGCGAACAACTGGATCGAACTCCAGTACGGGTGGCTGCCGCTTCTTAGCGACAGTTACGCACTAGGTGAGAGCCTCGCTCATCGCTTTAGTGTACCGCTAGAGATGAAAGTTTCCGCATCTCTACGTAAGTCAAGGGCCAACAACGTGGGAACGTATGTTGGGTGGTATCCACAGTACCCCGGAGATCCTTTCGGGAAGTATTTGGGTACAGTCGCTGGTTATCACCAGGACGAGACCTTGAAGGTGACCTGCTATATTAAAGAGAGGCCATCTTACATAGCCGAGCTCGGGCTTACCCAGCCTGAGAACGTGTTATGGGAACTTACGCCATGGAGCTTTGTAGCCGATTGGTTCATACCAATCGGGAATTATCTACAAGCCCGTGGGCTCTCCTCGATTTACCCTGGGACTTACTGTACGTCCCGCAAAGTGAAAGGCAAGAACCACCCTGTGAAGGGTGTGTCGAGCACGAACGGCGCGGGCGACGTGAAGAACTGGGGTGCAGATGGGTTTTATCCCACAACTCGAGGCCACGCTGAGAATTTCTCGTATACGAGAACATATTCCAGCGCACCGACGGTTCCTTTGCCGTCGTTTAAGCCGTTAGCAAAGGCTGCCTCCTGGCAGCATTGCGCTAACGCAGTCGCTCTACTGGTACAGCAATTTGCTGGTAGAGGCGGCCCTGCTCCTGAGGCTAAGTTCGTTAACCTTGTGAAAGCAAGGACGGGCTGGCGCCAGGGGGGTTAAACCCCTTGGTCCTCTAGCTCCCCGGTCGGGGAAGGAGGCATCAACCAAAATCCGGTATTCCGGAAATAAAGGAAACGCATGTCAGCGTTAGCCAACATCACCGTCTTCGACGGTGCAGCAACCCCGGTGTCCCACACGCTAGTGGGAGAGTCCATCGAGCGCCTGCCCGATGGCACGATCTTGGCGAAGTGGAAGGAGTCCCTTGCGGGAATCCCAGACTACGCTCAGGTCCGATGCACCATGAGGAAGCTCAAGCTTCCGAGTGGTGTGTTCCGGGTATCCTGTCGTACCGAAGTTCCAGTAATGGAGTCAGTCGGTACCACCAACGCACTCGGTTATACGTCGCCTCCCAAGGTGGCGTACATCGATACGTTGGACTCGGTGGGATACTACCACGAACGTGGCACTGTGACGGGGCGCCGACTGGCGCGCCAGATCAATGTCAACGTCATGGGCAATGTCTCCACGTCTGTCGCAGCTGCGACGACTGGACCGGCTTCGGAGCTGTTTGATCAGCTTCTGATGCCAACGTAACGCGGGCAACCGTGTTGCGTAAGCCTGGTGAAAACACCAGGGACACTGCCTGGGGGAGATGGATCGAAACCGTCGGCAAAAGACCGCCACGGACTAGAACTGTCCTCCTCGTGACCCTCCTTGTTGGTTTCCAACTCGGAGCTTCCTCCACATTCTCTCTTGGAGATATTTATGCGGAAATTAGCGCATTGGTTGGAAGAGCTTTCCCCATCAGAGTCGGTTGACTTCTATCGGGAACTAGCCATCTCGCACGCCTGGGAAGGCGGGGCTGTCGGAACTAAGATAGCTGAATTGATCCAGCGTCAAAAGTTCCGAGAACTATGCGAGTTCGAGCTCGACTACGAAGTCGATGGGCTTACGGCTCATGCAGTGATGCACTGCCGCCAAGCCCTTGCTTTCTTCCAAAAGTTGCCGGACCTAGAGATAGGTATCGACAAGGAAGAGAGAGCGATGACGAAGTTTCTCGAAGCCGAGGAGCTATGTAGGCAAACTAACAGCCTTCTTAAAAGTGTGCGTCGTGGGGAGTTCTCACTCTCACCACGCGTTAGCAGTGTAATACACGCTGCGCAACGGAAAATCGCGCGCATCCTAGGGAAGGTGCCCTCACTGGGCGAGTTAGATCTACACTTCGGTCCTGGCGCCACACGGGCGACCAAGAGAAAGGATGCCTCTATTCGCCGCAAGCTTGCGGAGAGGCTCCAGTGTAGCGAAGAGTTATCTCCATTAGTTCCCTTTCTAATGGAGGAGCTGCCTCACCTAACCGACATCCACTCGGCCCTAACAAGGACCGACGAAGATGGCGAAGAGTGGGACCTGCTTACGGTAGAACTTATGCCGTCTAAGCTGAGCTTCGTCCCGAAGAATGCAAAGACCTTTCGGTCCATATGTACGGAGCCTGGTCTGAACACCCTTGTTCAGTTAGGTTACGGTCAATACATGGGACGGCGTCTTGCCGCATTCGGTATCGACATCCGCGACCAAACGGTAAATCAGAACCGTGCGCTCGAGGGGTCGTTAACGGGCGCTTTAGCAACGCTCGACCTGTCATCCGCCTCGGACACTATCTCGAAAGAGGTCGTCTTCGAGCTTCTTCCTCTTGACTGGGCTACGGCCTTGGGACGCGCCAGATCGGGAAAGGTACTCCTTCCGAATGGTCAAGTTCGTGATCAAGAGAAGTTTTCGTCGATGGGGAACGGCTTTACGTTTCCCTTGGAGACTCTGATATTTTGGAGTCTCGCTGCTGCTTGCTGTCCACAAGACAGTGATGCGACAGCGTACGGTGATGACCTCATCGTACCGACTGAGTGTTACCCCCTCTTAGTTGAGGTTCTCGTAGCGCTTGGTTTCGTCGTTAACTTAACGAAGTCGTATCACACGGGTCCCTTCCGGGAATCATGTGGTAAGGATTACTTTCGGGGAACCGATGTCCGGCCATACTATCCGAAAGGGTGGGTTACCGGGCAAAGCCTCTTTGTCTTACATAACTGGTATGTAAGAAAAGGTGACACGGAACGTGCGAAAAGGGTCCTGAATAGGATAAACCCTGCACTCGTGTTATGGGGGCCCGACGGTTACGGTGACGGCCACCTTCTCGGGGATCATCCCCGTAGAAGGCCAAGTCGTTACACGGACCGTGGCTTCTGTGGCTACTTCTTTGACACGTATGTCACCAGATCGACGAAGGACCTTGTAAGTCTTAGTCGTGGAGAATACGTTGTCCCTTTGTATTCCATCTACCGGCGGTCTGCCGATAGATGGGAGTTCGATAACCTCAAGAATCGCGCCCAGGATCTTCGTGATAACGAGGACTTCTGGATGCGCGATAACTTCGCCAAGGCAGTTCATACTGTCGTGGACGGAGTTACTGTCGCACCGACTGCTGGGAAGCAGCTCGATGCTACAGTTGTCCAAGAGCCGTTCACGGTTCTGGACGAGGTCCGCTTCGGCGCAACGCCGACAGGGGAGTATCGAATGGATCATGCGAAAGCGTTCTGGTTGAAATATGACCGGAACGCTCATGGTCCCAGAGGAGCCGCACCTCTTCCCCTCGGGTTCACCGAGGATGGAGGTAAAGCAATCCCCCTCCCGGGGGTTGCTGGCTATAAGAAGATAAGTGTCTACACACTCAGGGGCTAATCACCCCGAGCAACCTCCTTTGGGGTTGTTGCGAAAGCTGGAG